TGATGTAATGGTAACCTACAACTTTGCCAAAGTTGATTTGCGAGTTCGATTCTCGCTACCCGCTCCAATTGACACATAATCAAAAAGATATTATAATATAATAAACGGAGAATCACAAAATGATTAAAAATACCTATGTCAAAATCTGACTTAATAGAATTAGTTGGAGTTGTAGAAGAAGTTCTTCCCGGTAGTATGTATCGAGTTAAATTAGAGCAAATGCCTAATCCTATACTTTGTTATACCGGTGGTAAATTAAAGCAACACAAGATTAAAATAATTTTAGGTGATAAAGTTAAAATAGAAGTAAGTGCCTACGATCTTACCAAAGGTCGTGTAACATATAGATTGTAAAAGGAGAGTGCTATGGCACCTTGGATACAAAACGTAGCACTCAGCGATATACGTAAAGGTTTCCATATTGATGCAGGTATCAATTCTATGTTGATACAGATCTGCGATCCTCCTGGGGATTTTCCTACCCCGAAATATCAGTTCCGAGAAGTTCATCAATTCCAATTTTTGGATGTTGAGGAAAAAGATCATGTCTTAGATGAGGCGATGCGATGTTCACAAGAGCAGGCCGACGAGCTTGTTCGATTGTTACAACACGCATTTGAACAGCGTATGAACGTTGTTGTTCATTGCCACGCAGGCGTTTGTCGCTCTGGTGCTGTTTGTGAGATCGGTGTTATGCTAGGCTTCCGTGATACTGAAGCTTTTCGTAGCCCTAACCTACTGGTAAAACATCGTATGATGAAGGCATTAGGTTGGACCTATGACGAAAATGAGCCACACACTATTAACGGTCAAACAACCGAGTTCGGAATCATTCTTCCTAAGACTGTAGAATGGACCAACGACAACGAAAAAGTTTTTACACTGGCCGCAGAGCGTAGAGCTCGCAGAGAAAGAGAAGGTGATATTTAATGCAGTATCTAGTTCACGCACGAAATAAAAGAACTAAACAATTCATTGAAGGAATATTACCTTCAATGATAAAACAATTAGGCCTAACAAAGAGTCGCAAAGCTCTATTTGTAAAGGTTAGTAGAAGTGATGTAGACGAAGATACTGATGGTCAAACTACTTACATTAGACAAGTAGGTGGTCTTATCGTTATAATAAAGCCTCAATCTTTAGAACGTATGGGAATTACACTAGCTCACGAAATGGTTCATGTTAAACAGTTAGCTAGAGGAATTCTTAAAACCGAAAAAGGTGTAAATTATTGGAATGGTAAATGCTATAATAAAAGGACAAAGTATCTAAACTGTCCTTGGGAAGTAGAAGCATTTTCAAAACAAGAATTAATTTTTCGTAGAGCAATAGCATAAAAAAAGGATAAATGATGGGCGAAGAATACGAAATGACTGTAGATATGCAAGAAGCATTCCAGCGATATTTTGATTATGGTTTCGAACCTGGTAGTTTTGGTATGGCGGTATTGTCCAATGATCTAGTCGGTGCTGTATTATACGCAGATCCATGGAATAAAAAAATGTTACCCGGCACTGTCCAATGGCTACTTGACAATGCTCCATACGGTAGTTGGGGTAATTCTATGCTAGTTAAAGAATGGCTCAGTAAAGGTGTGGCTTTTCAGCAACATCAAAAGGATCGTGTAGTTGACATTTTGAGTACGCCGTAGTATAATAACACATTAACTTAGAAAGGAGAGCACTATGCCTAGCGTATTTTTAGTGAGTGATACGCACTTCGGCCACGCTGGCGTGTGCCGTTTCACTCGAGATGATGGAGTTACAAAGTTGCGTCCCTGGACAGATCCAGACGAAATGGACGAAGCTATGGTCAAGGCTTGGAACGAAAGAGTCAAGCCTACCGATAAGGTCTACCATTTAGGCGATGTTGTCATTAACCGTAAGGCTATGAAAACATTAGCAAGATTAAACGGAGACAAGGTCTTGATTCGTGGTAACCACGATATCTTTCGTGATACTGAGTACACTGAATACTTTCGTGAGTTACGTGCATACCACGTTATGAACGGTATGATATTGAGTCATATTCCAGTACACGAAGCAAGTTTAGGTCGTTTTGGTGTAAACATACACGGACATTTACACGCAAATCGTGTGAAAAAAGCTCGTGGTGTAGATGCTAGAACAGGAGAAGTGTTATACAGCGATGAGATCGACACTAGGTATCATTGTGTATGCGTAGAACAAACCCTAGACTTCGCTCCTATCTTATTCGAAGACGTAATCAAGCGTATCGAAGCAGAAGGTGGAAGTGTTGGCTTTAGGAACGGCAACGGACCTACAATGTAAAATAGGCCCTTTGGGGCCTATTTTTTTGACTAAAATTTCTATACATTTAAATACAGCTATGGACACGTTAATTCATTTAAACTATGCTGTAGATAAAAAAAGATTATTAGAAGAAGCCGAATTATTTCGAAATCAAGCAGTATCGTACACAGATTCTAGATATCCAGAATTAAAATTAGATAATTGGTTGATCGGTAGAGGAACAACTGAATACATAGAAAATATCATCCAAGACTTTGAAGTAAAAGGCAGGCCTAGATTTTATTACCTAAAGCCATATGCAGTAATACCTGAGCACGTAGATAACGGTACACTATGCAGTCTAAATTTTGTCTTAACAGAAAATGCAAGTCCAATAATATTTGGTGATAAAGAATATTTTTACGAATCTGTTCTGCTAGATACTACAGTTCCTCATAGGGTAGTTAACAATCAACACGAAAGAATTATGTTAAAAATTTCCATTTTTGAAGAAAGTTTTGAACAAGTGGCTAATCGAATACAAAAATATATAATATGCTAATCAACAAAGAAAAAATAATAAACGATACAATTCGAGTTTTTAATCAATCTAACAAACAAAAAGAAAAATTTAAAAAAATCAAATCGTACATCTATGAAGATGAATATAAAATTCTGCATAAAAATTTTTTAACACCGATCAATCTTAAGATTGACTGTGATTTATTCATTAAAGAAATAATACGATTTTCTGAGTGTTTTGAACAATGGGGTTCTCAGCATAATCATCTTCCTAGATTCGGGCTAGCTGTCGTTAATCAAGATGGCATTCTAAAGAAAAATGATCCTATAAACGGATCGTTGTATGAATGGAATTTTAAAAATCCCAACGACCCTATTATAGAATCTGATTGTGTTATTCCAACTGAAGTTTTAAAAATAGAATCGCTAGCTCCTTTAAAAGTTTTTAATCATCATTGGTGTAGATCAAATATCTTAAAATGGCACAGCGGATCAGAATTTAAACCTCATATCGACACAGTTATTCCTAGCCCGTGGCTGCGACTCTGGGGCACGACAAATCCAGAAAGTTTAGACCTAAGATATGACAACGGGTCTGGCACCCTCGTGAAATTTAATAATATAGAGCCGGGCAGAATTTATCTTATAGACACAAGCATTGTTCATGATGCTCGCGCTTTCGGTGATGATGTTTATCAATTTTTTCTTAGCGTTCTTCCTTCTTCTATAAATATCCTAAAGGATTTATCATGCCCGCATTAACCGATTTTACAGAAGATTGGAATAAGTATTCTCTAAAAATAGATACAGACAGAGGAGTGTTAACTTTAAAATGGAACGACGCTAATAATTTAGCACTATGGTCTAACATTCAGGCAGGTCTTTATCTACAAGATAAGAATTCTCTGCAAACGTTCTACGAACATTTTCCTAGATGGTATCAATTATTTTGGAATGCTAGGTATAAACAAGGTCTTTTTAATTTACCAAACGACTCTGTCATTGTTGACATAGGGTCAGGAGTAGCTGTAATCGATCTGTTATTATCCTTGTATCTACCTCAGAGTAAATTTTATCTTATAGACAAGCAGGGTTTTAATTTTAGAAAAGGCGTGTATTACGACAAAGAGTATCCCGAATACAATTCCTGGGAGCCAGTTAAAGATTGCATCAATGCAACGGGTCTAGATCCTTCAAGATTTGTAATGCAATCGCCGGAAGAAAAATTTCCCGAAAATGTAGATTGTATAACTTCATATCTTTCTTGGGGCTGGCACTACCCAAAAGAAACATATTGGGGACAAGTCATGGCCAATCTTAAAATTGGCGGAAAGTTAATAATGGATGTACGTACTTTGCCCGGTAGAGATGTAGTTGCTGAAATTTCTGAAGATATGAAATCAGAGCCTGTGGCTCATTGGTTCGATATAAAATTGCCAGAACACATCGACAATCTTCCTGCCCCCGAGAAAGGAATACCAGTCGGAGGAAGATTTATGTGGACCAGGAATGGATAAGTTCTCCAACGACTGGAACTTTTACGAATTAACGATCAATTCGAACAGGGGACCCTTAGATTTAAAATGGACCGATGTAGAAGAACTTGCAAAATATACTACTCTTCAATCCGGACTATTTGGGCAAAATCGTCCTTTTTCTAAACAAGTTTTTTTCGAAGTATTTCCTAAATTTTATCAAAATCTTTGGTCCCTAACAGAATCATTAGGAGGTTTTGACTTGCCTGATTCTGCTGTAATAGTTGACATAGGTTCTGGTATCGGGATTATGGATTTATTACTAGCGAAATTTTTAAAAGACCCAAAAATATTTCTAGTTGACAGGCAAGAATTAAATAACAAACCAGGTGTATATTTTTCAGAAAATTATTTTTTCTATAATTCTTGGGTACCAACAATTGATTGTCTAGAGTCAACTCCGGGTATTAAAGAAAAAATAACTATGCTAGATCCCCAGGACGAATGGCCTGAAGAAGTTGATTGTGTTACATCTTATTTTTCTTGGTGTATGCACTATCCTAAAGATGTTTATTGGGATAGAATTAAACAGCGTTTGAAGCCGAACGGAAAACTGATAGTTGATATTAGAAAACTTAAAGATAAAAATATCGTAGAAGAAATCAGCGACGAGTTTAAATCGAATCCTAAAATGCATAGATACGAACATACTGTGGTAAAATGGATAGACGATAATCAAGATGACACATTGGGTTATAGATGCGTCTGGACAAGGAAAGACAATGTATAAAAAAGGTATTGTTAGATCAATATTTCCTACACTAATTTACGAAGCTCAGTATGACAACTTCGAAAATGTACAACAATCTTTAATAGACAGAGCATTAGCCAGTTTTGAAAATAACCTAGCTCCGGGAAATGATTACTTTGATAAAGATGGCAACGACATCTTTAAAAGAACTTTGCCTAATCTTCACCTACGACCAGAATTTAAAGATGTATTAGAAGTATTAGATTTTCACGGAAAAGCATATTGGGATTCTCTTGATCTTACTACACAAGAGGAACCTTACGTTCTTCAATTATGGGCTAACGATGTACCACCCGGAGGATTCACCGCTTCTCATAATCATACTCCTATTGCAATAGGAGGAGTTATGTATCTCGATGCTG